GTGGAGTCTAAATTAATTGGCGGTTGTGCTGGAACCGAATTCGGTTGTTGTTCAGATGGAAAAACATACGCGATCGCAAAACAATGTAAAGGTGAAACAAGTCCTGTGATATAAAGAAACAAATATAAAATAAATATATTTTATTTAAAATATATAAATATAATATATTATATAATTATATAACCCAATTTCATTTGGATATAATGAACGCAAACAAAATGAACACATTTGTTTTTTGTAAAAAGTTAAAAGATATGTATGGAAATAGTTGCAGTGAGTTTGCAGTTGCAGAAATAGAAGAAGCTACACTTTATTATTTCATTCCAATGTTATTTGGCGCATCATGTATTATTTATTTTAAAAATAATAAAAATATTCTTTCTGAAATTTTATTTCAAGTTTGTTATAAGTCATTTTTAGTGGCAACAAAATTGTCGAATGCATGTAAAAGAATCAGAAATTTTTTTATTTCACCAATTTCTGTTGATATTACTGCAAAAGCATACATTTACGACGAAGTGAAAGTAATTAAAGATGGAGTTCGATGTGCATCTTTTGAAACAATGCAAACATTCAAAAATTCGCATTATTTAGGAAATCCGAATGAATATTATGATTTGGATGAAGATGTAGAAGATTCTAGTTCTTCTTCATTCGACTCGGATCTTGTTAGTTCTTCTTCACCTTCTTCGCCTTCAATTTCATCATCATCATCCTCACCATCATCCTCATCCTCATCCTCATCACCATCATCACCATCATCGTCATCGTCATCTGAAGATTCAACAATATTGTCAGAACCATTATATATTATAGACAAGAATGAAGATGATACTACAGTAGAATTCAAAAATTTTGATTTTATTATGCATACAAGTTATAAATATCCCGAATCGAATGAAACAATGAAACAAAATTATACAAAGGTATTTAGAAGATTTACAAATGACGATTATAATTCGGATAAAACCAAATATCAAGTATCAACATGTGAAATGATTCTTTGTACTTTACGAATCGGTGATAGTATTCACGACGATGGCAATGATGATGAGGAGCCTGGTGAAGAGTATGAAATCGATATACAAAAACCTTACAACTTCAACGTTGTCGGAAATTTTATTTTAGATGAAAAATTTGTGCATTGGTACATGTTGAAAAAATACAATTACAGAATGGAAGATTTTACAAACTATCAAATTAAGTGCATAACAAAAGATGTTAAATTAATTCATCTCAGTCGACATTCTGGCTTATTTGTGCGTTTGAATGATTACCAGCAAGTGAAACAAGATATTCAGTAAATTAAATGATATTGAAATTGTTTTGTTCTATAATATTAATTATATTTTAAAAATCAATATAAATATATTATTTTATTAAGTTATTATGGCATCGTTCGAAGCAATTCAAACAACGTCGAGAGAGGAAGGAAATCAACGCCGCAAACAAAATAATATCACTGCTACAAAAACCACCAATAATAAAAATATGACTACTGTAAAGTCGTGTGATAACACAAATATAAATATTTTCAAAAAAGGTTCAGTTCCAACGCCAACGCCAAGTCCAGATTCCAACTCCACAAAAGATGTTTCAAGTTTGCATGAGCTGTCGGATGCCTGGATTCTATGGGCACATTTGCCTCACGATACCGATTGGAGCTTAAAAAGCTATATGAAAATTTATGAATTTGATACTGTAGAACAGGCGATCACAATCACGGAAACGCTGCCGCCCGTTTTAGTCACCAACTGCATGCTGTTTTTGATGCGAAAGGGTATTAATCCGATTTGGGAAGATGAGCGAAACCGTAATGGCGGTTGTTTCTCATACAAAATTCCAAACAAGGATGTCCCTGATGCATGGAAACAGCTTTCGTATTCGCTTGTTGGAGAGACCATGTCCGATAACAATAAATTGTTGCCGCACATTAATGGTATCACTATCTCTCCAAAAAAGAATTTTTGTATTATCAAAGTGTGGCTCGCAAATTGCTCATTTCAAGATGCGGCAGTTATTCGCGAAGTCCACGGAATCACTTCACACGGTTGTTTATTTAAACGACATGTGCCGGAGTACTAATTTTCATTTCTTGAATAAAAATAAAATATTTATTTTTTTATTTTTTTTTTCTTCATTGTATATTAAATAAAATAAAAAAAATAAATATGAGAAGTTCTCGAATTAAGGCTTTTAACGCACGATCTGGGGGTTCTATTAGTTCTAGTACTGTTACTAATATCTCTTCTAATAAACAGATGATTATATTAAGAATGGATATTAGCAAAAAATTTATTCTTGGCGGCAGATTCATTTTACCTGCATCGGTCTTTTCTAATTTTACCCTCGGCAATAATTATAGAATACGTATTCGTACGGATAAAATAAGTGAACAATTTACAGATGGTATAGTAGTAACTGCTAAAAAAAGTAATGATGCTGGTATGATTAATTTAAATATTAAACCTACTACTATTGATGTTAATGATGAGTGTATAACCAATTGTATTGATATTGCTAATCAAATTGAGTATGCCGCCACTAAACTCAACGACGAAAAAGGAGGCGAATACTCAGATATAACTAAAGTAAGTGAAGAAACAGGAATAGGAGGTGGATACAAAATTAAAAATTATATAATAAATACATTCAATTTATATGATAATACAGGAAGTTATAATTTATTATTAGAATACCCACCTTGACCGGTTTTTTTGACCGGAAAACTAAAACTTGATAACAAAATGGTAGTCACCAATTTGTTTTTTATCTCGAATGTATCTGCTCATTTTTGAAGCACATACATTCTCTGAAATCGCTGCGTCTGCAATACTGTCCCATGTTCCAATAAGCTCATTGGTTTTGATTTCGCGTTTTTCTACTACTTTTCCGGTTGTATTTTTGTTTGATTTCTGGACCTGTTCCGTTTGTTTGATGTAATCTTCCATCAGCGATAACCCATAATATCCTTCATTGACTCCATATTCTGTCCACACGGTCGCTTTCAGTGCATAAGGACATGTATTCAAATATCCTTTTAGTTCCTTCAATTCGACTTCATCAGGTGCGCATTCGCGATGGACGGACTGTTTCCATTTTTTATATTCTCTTAATAATACAGAATTCAAAATTTTGCCAGTGTCTGAAAACTTGCACATTTGAAATAAAAATGTTTCGACTGGTGGCGCATCGACAGTCGCGAATTTCTTTTTATACTCTGCTTCTCTCAGCTTGATTCCAATATAACAATGCGCATTTTGTTTGTTGATCGTCATGCGCTTCGGCTGAAATCGCGTATCCATATAACTTTTAAATGCGTGGAATATTTCTTTTTTGGGTTTGGATTGTCTCCAAAGGCGAAATCGTCCTTCCAATTGAACCGACGACTCATACACGTCCGAACGAACAATGCATTCGGCGGAAACAAACTCATTAAATATTGCCGTTAACTCGGCACTGTTGACCATTTCATTTTTCACCTCTTCCTCATTTATTTCGGGTTCCGGGAAAACGGTTTCGTCATTTTCTTCTTTACGGAATGATTCAATTATTGCTTTTTGTTTTTTCACAATTTCTTCAAGTTTATCGATTTGAATTTTAGCTTTATTATAATTTCCCGTCATCAATTCAAAATCTGTCGATAAAGTATCATTTTGGCTACGCAGCGTTTTGATCTCATTTTCCATTTTTAGAAAATTCTCCATACATAATTTTCTCGAATCGATAATGTCTTGAATATATTTTTTAAATTTATCAATTGTCAAATTCACTTCGTCATATGCAACGATTTCGGTTTTGCATTTATCATTCACTTTAATCATGCGTAAATGTTTTTGAATTTTTGGGTGCTTCTTCATGAGATTCTCAATCTCGGTCTTGTTTTGCACTCGAAACGCACACACCAACTTGAAATTTATATACTTTTTGCGGTGGTCCAGCACTCGAGTCGACAAGTCGTTTGAAATACCAAACTTTATTAACTTTTCTCCTTTTTCATTCGTGTTGTCAATTGTCCCGAAATAAATACACTCAGTATTCTGCGGAAACTGTGAAATAATCACTTGTTCAACCGCGCGGTTTTTTTCTTTTTCTTTTGCGGTTTCAAGGGATGCTAGCTCTTCTTGTTTTTTATCGATTTCTTTTTGCATATTATAAATACCCGTAACTCGAATTTCCTTTATAACATCACAAACCCAATTTTGAAACTTTTGGGCAATTGGCTTCCTCGATCGAAACAGCACTTTATATAATCCTTTTTCTGTTAAAAAGGTTATATCTTGTAATCTTCCCGTGCCGTCCGTAGTGTGTACAGCACGCTTTTCTGATTCGTCAAAATCAACAATTGATGTTCTTATATTACTTATATCTAGTACTACTCCAATATCACTTGCTCGAAAGAGCGGGTCATCTAACGTTCCCTTTATAATGATTTCTGTGTGCAAATCATTTTCATTAAATGCTTTTACTATATCCATTTTATTTGGTGTTGTAATACTATAATTTACACCATCTCTTTAAGTTCATTTTAATTATAATATTTAAATTAGTATACTTACGTATGCATACTAAAGGGAGTGTATACCTATGCACTCCCTTTGTTTGCTCATCCGATAGGCAAAGCAAATAATTATTTGAATGATAAATATTTGTTTTGCTCCTGAACCTTCAGTAACAATCGTAAAAAAAAATATATTTGCTCCGCTTACTTGTGGAGCAAACATACGTATTACTTTTTTTGCTCACGAACCTTCGTGAGCAAAATCTGCTTTTGCCGTTGCTTTTGCTTTTTAAAATCAAAAGCAGTCCTACTTACCATTTATTTTTTCGCACATTAATTTTAGGTCCTGAACCCTTTTTGTTAATGTTTTTCGGGTCATATGACTCCTCTTCATCATCAGAATTTAGATCCTTGCTCATCTCCCAGAATTCTTTACTATCGAGTTTAAACGGTCCGTGCTGTTGTGCCTTGTACCAGAAAATTTGGTCCTGTAGCTTATTCGACTTGGCATTGTTATTTATTACCAAACACTCGTAGTTTTCAGTGCATTGATCCATCACCTGACAAAAGGACTCAAACGTCGGAAACATACCAGCATAATTCTCATAGATACGTTTTCGGTTACCTATATACGGCTCTCGCAGGATAAATACGTAATCAATGTTGGTTCTCAAATTGGGCGGAATGCCTAAAGGATATTGCATTGTGATGACCAGCATAATCTTCCAATGACGGCCGTTCATGAAGAGGAGGCGCATCATAGTGTCGCGGGTCCATTTATTATCGAACAAGCAATCATCGAGAACGACAAAGGTTCGGGGGTCTATGGTGCTCCGTTTGTATGATTCCATTTCTTTTTTCACTTGTTTCAGGACTGCTTTTTGTCGTTTCAGGATATTTTCAATGATGGCGGTGTTGTATGCGT